GCAGGGTATCCGCTAAACTGAGCCATAGGAGTACCGCTAACCTCTTGAATAGTGCTTATGGTTTCTAATAGCGTTTTAATTTGTGGTCTTAGTAAAGAAAAACTCATAGCTTAGTCAAACTTTCTCTTAAACTTTTATCTAAACGATTGGGAAAGTCATGATTCATTGCTTTTTCTAGCGCATAGTCTAAACCGTGTTTCATAAACGGTCTGCTACCCATTCTGCTAGTACCCTCATGTACAAAGGAAGCGTACTTTACGCTGTGTGTGCCTACCGTAGCTGATAGATTACCCCCGCCCATCTCGGTTGAAATCGATCCCCTCAACCTACCCGTATCTACAGGCGTTACTTGCTTTGCATATCTTTCAACTGATAACGCTAGTCTTTTTATCTCCATACCCATATCTTTGATTGTATTCTTTGATGCTAGTTTATAACCCTTAGCAACCTTATCTAAGGATGGTGATACTGTTAGCTTTACGTCAGGCATTATATATCTTTCTACGCATTATATTCTGTCATTATCACTTCAATGTGCTGATTGATACCAAAGGAATAATCCTTTTTAGTGACATCTATAACTTTATACACAACCCCATCATCATCTGTTATCTGATCCCCTGTTGCTGGTATATACTCTTGATCAATGTCAAAATAGACTACCCACGCTTTATCTTCCACAATCCCCATTTGTTGTTTTGCCTGTCTGTCTAACGCTTGAATGTGACAGTCAGCAGTAGCAGTAGTCTGGAATCTCTTTTTATTTCCGCTAACAGTCTTTAACTTCTGAGCTGTTACCGTTCTGTCAAAAAATCGTTTAATGCTCAAATCTAGCTCCTTTTCAGTAGTCTTTCTTAGAACTAATTCCAAATACAGCTAAGTCGGTTCTCTTATACTTATTCAACACCTCTGAGATTTCAGGTGATTCAAATATAGTCGTAGTATAAGTTACTGAGTAATCCCCGATACTCTCACTCTGTACACCTGCGTCACCTTTTCTCTTATCAAATAGGGTAGTCACCAATCTCCATGTCACATATTCAAGATCGGCTAGTCCGACAGTCGATAGGAAAGTTGTAGTGTTATCAAAATCATATCCTGCTGTATAAGACACCTTATAAAACCTCCTTAGCTTACCAAGCTCCGCTTCCCCTGCTAAAATAAGCATCCCATTATCATGATCTATAAAGTAATCGCTACTATCAACAGTAGTCCAACTATCCTCATTATCTGTTGAGTTCCTGTAGTAAAAGGTGGTAGTTTCTGTACTAATTACGGGATAGTTTTTAAGTATTAAAGTGTCCTGACCTTCACCGCTATGTATCTCACTTGTATAAGTAGTCTTTTTGAATCGTCTACCACAATAACTTTCTACAAAATCGGTCACGCTGTTTATCATGTTATCCAGTACAGTTTCTTCAGTAGCAGACAGGCTAGATACGTTCATAAACTGCATAACTCTGGCTCTGGTTGTTAACGCATAAGCTAATATACTCATTTTATCTTATACCCTTTCCTTTTAGATGGTGTGATCATCTTTTCCTTAAACTCTACCAAAGTCAAAGGTAACACCGCATATTCCCCATCGATCAATCTATGGGCATCGTTATTTTCCACCTCAATAATATCGCCCTCTTTGACCATCATCTTATTATAATAAAAGTCTTTTATGGCTTTAACCTTTTTCATATTCTTCCTAGTGTAAACAACCAATTACTTAGTCGCTTATCACTAGGTGGAATACACCACCTAGCTTAGTGTTATTGTACGATCTCGGTAAGTTTCCCGAATGCACCAGTTAACACACACGCACCATCAACTCTTTCAACTGCCTTAATTTCTACCGCATTCCTTCTCCAAGCATCTCCACCTTCTCTGGTGGTTTCTACCACAATCTGTTGTCTGTCACCGATTATGTAGTAAGACCAATCTCCACCGTATAACTCGGCTTCTGAAAGATCGTTCTGCTCGTAAATAGGTTTACCGTATACTCTATCAGGTTGTCCAAGCTGTACAGATGCTTCCCAAACATACCTTCCATAAGAATCCTTCAAACCTCTCAATGCTCTGATAACTCTCGATGATGCTACCCAAGCAAATCTAGGTGATTGTCTGATTCTCTGAGGTAATGAGTGGAACAGGGCAATTACGTTATCAAACGTCATAGCACCGTTAGTAGCAACTTCCGTAATAGTTTCTTGGTTTATACCTTTAGGCTGTCCACTTCCACTACCCGTAAAGAATGCTTTATCTTCTGCCTGACCAATCGCTTCAGCAAACAATTCCGTGATGAATTGAATCACGTTAATGTTAGCGTCATCAATTAGCTGATGAGTTACAGGAAGCAAACAAACAAGATCAGCAGGGTTCAAGGTTACTCTACCAAATTCAGCTGAGGTAGTTGACTTTGATCCGTATTCTGCTGTCCAGTAGGCTGTAGGTTTAGCTGACAAGGTGTTAAGGTTTAGCGTATCGGTATTCATAGGCAAGATTCGAGCTATGTTTCTCATAACTGCAAAATCTGGCAATATTCTAAATACTTCACTTCTAAATTCTTCAGGTACTAAGTACCCACCCTGATCATCAGTACCCTCAACTAAAGCCTTGAATACCTGATCTGCCTGAAGGTCACGATCTTTGTTCATCAAAGCCTTAAACCATACTAGAATTTTGTCATCTTTGGAAAGGCTGGAAAGTTGATTTAGCTCTGGATATTTTATACCCCTAAATCCATTCTCTTTGTGGAAAAACTCTTTGGTGAAATCGGTTGCATCTTTCTCTGCTACCTTTTTGGAATCTGTAATAGCTTCCTTGATTTTATCACCAAGTTTCTCAACTATAGAATTAATATCAGACGCTACTTCTTTCTCTGCTTTCTGTTCAGAAGCCTTTTCTGCTTCAAGTTCCTCTAATAGTTTCTTTAATTCACTTTTCTCCATATTTTTAATATTTATTTATTCACCACCTTTCAGTTCTTTTATATTCTTTAAGGCAATCGCAACTGCCTGATACACAATTCTTAAACTATCCCTCAACGTATCCATGTCCTTCTGATCTTTGTCCTGTCTAATCTCCTTCATCACCTCTTTTAACATAGCTTTCATATCTTCTTTGCTCAATTCCACCTCACCATCTTCCCCGTTTTCCGCACTCACATCATCTAACTTAGGCTCTGTCACTTCTTCTGCTGGTGTGCTAATGGTTTCATCACCTTCCACCACTTCTGATTGTTCCTCTGGCTTTTCATCGGGTTCTACCTCTGCTACATCTTTCCAAGTCATAGGTGCAATACCCTTAGATCGCATCTCAACTAACGCTTGTGGATTTGATGGGATAGGTACAACGGAAATCTCTAACAGCTCAACCTTTGTGTAAGTAGTTCCTTCTCTTTCCATAGGCATAAACCCTACGCTAAACGCATTTAGGAAACCGTCTTTAATCTTTCTATATATCTCTTTCGCAAATTCATCGGCAGTATCAAACAAGGCTTTGAATTTCATTACCCGTGACTTACCCTCACCCTCAAACCATATCTTAGTCACCTTACCGATAGGTGGTCGTACCTCACGCATATTATGCGCCCACAATAGCTGTGGATTCTTCTTGAAATTCTTTAAGTCCCACCCGTCTTGATTGATTGATTCCCCATCTCTATCTACAACTGCTGTACTAGCAACAGACACATCTAATAAACCGTCTGATTCTTTTTCTGATTTATCTACAAAACCTTTTAAGATTAGCATTGGTTAACTCCTATAAAATAATCCCATAATAAAAATAATGCCCAATACTAAGGAACGTCATTCCCTAGTACTGAGCATTGTTTGCTTCTTTGTTGACATCTAGTGTCTATTTTATTTAACTGGTAATCAGTTTATTTATACCCAAGTCGTTTGTCAAACCATGATTCATTTTATCTACCGACAGTGTGTTGAAAGTATTACATCTGTGGCACTTAACCTCTACTGTACCCATCACAATAGATTCTTTTAACAGCAAAGCACCACACCTTTTACATCTTAGCTCGATCATTGACCATGCCCGATCTTTAATCTTTTCTTACTGGAAGTTACAACAGGTGCGTCACTGTCTACAGCAAATATCTGAGTAAATCCGTCACCATCTACCCCATACCAAAAGTTCTGATAATGCCACTGATCTATTGGCGTACAGAAGTTATTAACACTAACAGCAGTTTCAAATTCGAATTGTGCTGTAGTAGTTGAGATAGCATAGGTAGAAGTATTAACCGCAAATATCTCAGCTTGAGAATGATTGTCCGTACCCTGCCAAAACACTATATAGTGGTTAGAATCTACAGTAGCCACATTCGGATTAAGCCCTACAGTATCAAACTTAAATGCCGAAGATGTGGTAGTTACCGCCCAAGTAGTCGTATTGATTGCAAAAGTAAACGCATAACCTGCGTTAGCACCATCAGCAAACCAATTTATAACGTGATTAGCATCTATCGCCACCCCATCGGCATATTGTGAGTTAGTATAGTAAGAAAACTTAGCACCAGCAGTAGTCACCGCCCAAGTTGTAGTATTAACCGCTAGGACTTGCGCACAAGCATAGTTTGGATTAGCACCAGTAGAAGCCCAAAACACTATAAAGTGATTAGCGTCTATTGCAACAGGTTTTGGTTGGTAAGTATCGGTAGTATCAAACTCTAACGCTGTTCCTTCTTTAGTAATTGCCCAAGTTGAAAGATTTACCGTAAATATCTGGGTAAATCCGTCACTACCAGCACCTCTCCAAGTAGCTAGAAAATGATTAGTGTCCACCCTCACCATACGGGGATAGTTATCCGAGCCAGTATCCAAAGCAGTATTAGCCTGAGTAGTGCTAATTGCCCAAGTAGATGTATTGATAGCAAATACTTGTCCAAATAAATCGTTACCACTTCCCCCATGCCAAATTAAAAAGACATGGTTTGAATCAACCGCTAAACAATGCTTCCAATCGCTATAAGCAGTGTCGTACTCTAAGACAGAACTAGCAGTAGTAATTGCCCATGTCGTTGTATTAACCGTGAATACTTGAGCAAACCCATCGTTATCAACGCCCATCCAAAAGTTAACAACGTGAGTAGCGTCTATAGCGCAACAAGTATGCCTATATCCCAGTTGGGTATCAAACTCCAAAGACGAATTGGCTGTAGTTATAGCGTATTTAGCCATTACCGTTCCCCCCACTTAATCATATTAAAATTAGTTATATGCAAAGGTTTTATCCTTTCATCCAGCCAAATTTCAAACCCCTCTTTTACAGCTCTTTCACTAAACTCACAATCCTCACTCATTGTTCTACGATCATACGATTTACCGTCTACTATAACATTCTTATCAAACTTAATATCTCCAAAAGCGAACACTTCCCCATCATATTTTTTGATCAAAGTTTCTAAGACGTTTCTCTTAACGAGAAGGCAACCCGTACCCGTAGCGTCTACTCTGTGTAAGTTCCCCTCATCTCTAAACGTATCTATATTAAAATAAAGGTTCAGTGGTTTACCGTTAGCTTCAATTTCCCGTGAGTAGAAAGCGCACATTTTATAGTTACCGTTCCTATCTGGAGTTCTACTAAGAATGGGTACAGTCACAATATCTTTATCATCTTCCACCATTTTCTCAAGTGTATCTGGTGGAATGGGGTTATCGTCATCAACCATAAATAAATAGTCAAAGTTCTTATTTAGTGCTTCCAATGCCAAAGCGTTCCTAGCCTTATCTATACGCTGTCTATCAATAGCCATAAATCCACACGCCATAGGTTTCCTTAGCTGAAGTAGACTTTGTACCATTATTGTAGGAATTAACCCACTATAAGTAGGCATCCCAATAAGAATCGTTTTATCGCTCATAAAAGGTCTATATATTCGGGCTTAAACTTACTTATATAATCACTCTTAGTCTTTATATAAATCTCATCGCTATCTTTAATCAGCCCACGAGATACCGCAACCTCTAACCTTCCCATTTTATTATTCAAAGCTATCCAGTCATACTTATCCTGTTCTTCTTTTGTAACAGGCAATGGTTCAACTATTACAGGCGGCTGACTCGGTAACGCTTCAGGTGTGTACTGTACCCAACCCAACCAACCGTCTGTCGGATCAACTGCTCTGTACTTACCGTCGGGATTTATCACATAAGGGTAGATAACTTCCATTTCCACATTCTTATTATTAGGACTTTCTACGCCTGATTTTTTATATTCTTTATTCTTAACTTTATCGTACTTTGCTAATGCCATATTTATACCTCGTAGTAAGTTACAAAACCATGTACATTGATCGTATCCGATAATTCTAAGTTTAGTAGGGTATTACTGCCTGTTGAGAATAAACCAAAAGGATTAGCGATTGCATAACCCTCTCTAGCCTGTAAAGGTATCTGACCTGTTAAAGCTGTACCACTTGCACCACTCTCAAATCTAGCGTCTACCGTACCATCAGAAACTATCAGTATAGATACAACTCTTATCACTTTATCTGCCACCGCTGACACGATGGTATTATCCCCACTTGTTGAACAGTTAATAACCGCTGATTTTGGCGTATATCCGCTTGTTACAGTTACATCATTATTAGAACCAAGATCAACCGTTACCGCATTAGTAATAGTAGTGATAGTTCCCGATGTAATCGTTACATCATTATTTGCTCCTAAGTCTACGGTCAGTGATCCGTCTACAGTTATAGTATTTCCACCATCTTGAATATTAACAGCACTTGCACCACTAGCGTTATCCACGGTTACATTATGTCCGTCTGGTAGTTGCTTAGCTTCTGTGGCTAGTCCTGTAGTATCCACCGATATACTCGGCATAGATAATACATCTACTTGCTGATGTCCGTCTGCGTCTGTAACACCTACTCCTATAGCTGAGGATACTGCCTGTCCGATAGCATCGTAAAACTTTCTACCATCGGAAAGCCTGACAGCCAACGGTCTTTTTACATCCATATACCTGTCTAAATCAGATTTGATCTCTTTATCCAGTAATATCCTGACTACTTGCGCTTGTAACTCTGCCAACGCCTTAACATCTGATTTGTAGTTAGGAATCTCCGTTAAGTTGTTGATCTTAACCTCACTCTTTGGTTCAGGTATCTTGATCTCTGACAAGTTCTTAACTGTCACTTGATCTACGGGATTGCTAACATTAACGTCATAAGATTCTGGTAACTTAATATCCTTATTAACCATTACCTCGATAAGGTCATTAAGCACATTCTTCATTTCCTTATTTTCATCTAGTAGTTTATTAACACCGTCTACAAACTTCTCATTAATATTCATCCGATCTTTTATTTTACTTAGATGAAGGATTAACTGTTCGATGTCGGTATCTTTGTTTTCTTCACCCAACACCTCATTGAGTTCATCTAAGATTTCTTGATTATTTTCTTCCATCTTTCACCGCCTTTGAAACTTTATACCTCAGATTGCGCAAGTCTTTTAATATAACTGCCTTCTCATCCTCTGCTTGTTTACGCACTTCCTCTAATATCTCCTGCTTTTGTGCTTCCGCATCTATAACAGCTTGATCCTTAATCTGTTGTGCCAATATCTTAG